AATGACCGATATTGAATACATCTTAAAAAAAATTATTCAACCTAAAATTAAACTTTTAACTGACATAGCTATAGGTGGTGTTGACACTTTTGATAAATACCTATATATAGTGGGTCAAATCAAATCACTAACTGATTTGCAACAGGAACTCACGAACCTGCAGAAAAAACAGGAGCTATATGACGAAGACGAAGACGGAGGAAGTACCAAAGCATCGAGAAGCACTTCTTGAAGCATACAAGTCTGAAGAAGAAATTAAAAAGACTTGGTTAGATCCAGAATCCATCCCAAAATCATCAATCGAAAGAATGCCTCAACCAACTGGTTGGAGAATTCTTGTATTGCCTTGGGCTGGTCCTGCAAAAACTAAAGGTGGTATAATTATTCCAGATCAGTCTCACTCTACAATTCAAATTACAACAGTTGTTGGATATGTTTTGAAAATGGGTGATCTTTGTTACAAAGACAAAGAACGTTTTCCAAATGGCCCTTGGTGTAAAGAAAAACAATGGGTAATGTTTGGTCGCTACGCTGGAAGTAGATTTAGAATTGAAGGCGGCGAAGTCAGAATATTAAACGATGATGATATCATCGGGACAATAGGAGATCCACGCGACATTGAACATACCTTCTAAGGAGAAGTTATGGTAGACACAAAACAGGAGCAAACAACAAACATAGATGAAACAGAAGTTGTTGTAGAAACAAAAGCAACACCTGACAAAGTAAAGTTAGTTAACGAACCTGTAGAAACTATTGGTGCTGAAGTAAAAAAACCAGGCATTGAAGGAATTACAGTAGAACAAGAAGTTGAAAAAACAGAAGTTAAAGAATCTAAAAATATAAAAAAAGATAATTTAACTGAACATACTGACGGAGTACAAAAACGTATAAATGAACTCACGCGCGCGAGAAGGGAAGCTGAAAGACAACGAGAAGCTGCTTATTCTTTTGCAAAAGGTCTTCAACGAGAACTTGAAGATGTTAAAAAAAATTACGTTAAATACGACGAACAGTATTTAAAAGAATTCGAAGCAAGAGTTGAAGCAGAATCTACATCTGCAAGATCGCAGTTAAAAGCTGCGATTGAAGCACAAGATTCTGAAGCAATTATGAAAGCTCAAGATAAGCTAACACAGTTAGCTGTTCAAAAAGAAAGAGCTAGACAAACTCAAGCTGAGAGAGCTGTTCAGGCAGCAAAACCTGAAAACCAAGAAACAAATCAACAAGCAGCAATTCAAGGAAATTTACCTCCTGAACCATCTAAAAAAGCTAAGAAATGGGCTGAAAATAATGAATGGTTCGGAAGAGATAAAATTCTAACAAGTGCTGCATATGCAATTCACGATGATTTAGTATTAGAGGGGTTTGACACGGAAAGTGATGAGTACTATAATGAAGTTGATAAACAAATGAAGGATAATTTTCCTCATAGGTTTAATCAAAATCAGGAGCAACCATCCAAAAAAATCGTCCAAACGGTTGCGCCTGCTGGTAAGACCAATACAGGACGCAGAACTGTGAGACTCACAAAATCACAAGTTGCTATGGCAAAAAGATTAAATGTGCCACTAGAAGAATACGCTAAATACGTGAAGGAAGGAGCTTAATATGGAAAACATAAATAAAACCTCACGCGCGGCAGACGAAAGGTCAAAAAACGAAAGACCAAAACACTGGACGCCTCCATCAAGTTTAGATGCGCCTAATCCACCGGATGGGTACATTCATAGATGGTTACGTTATGAGATTGCAGGTTATCAAGACACTGCAAATATGTCGAAGAGACTTAGAGAGGGCTATGAACTAGTTCGATCTGAAGAAGTTGAAAACGGCAATCATAAGTATCCTATTTATGATAAAAGTCACAAGTATGGTGGACACATCGGAGTTGGTGGCCTTGTACTGGCAAGGATACCTTTAGAGATCGCTAAGTCACGCGCAGAGTACTTTGATAGAGTTACTCAAGATCAAATGATCGCGGTTGATAACGATATGTTAAAGGAACAGAATCCGGGAATGCCTATGAATATTTCAAGGCAATCTCGAGTAACTTTTGGTGGTGGTTCAAAGAAATAATTTTTTTGGCATACCATCGTAAAAATTAACTAGGAGAAAAAAAACATGGCTAACACATCTGAAAAGTTTGGTCTAAGACCTTACCGATCAATAAATGGAGCTCCATGGAACAACGCTCAAAACAGGTACACTATTGCAAGTTCAAACTCTACTGCAATTTTTCAAGGTGACCCTGTTAAACCTTTGACTAGTGGTAATATTACCCTTCAAGCGTCAAATACATCCTTCGCGAGTGTCGGAGTATTTAACGGAGTGTTCTACACGGACCCAACAACGCAAAAGCCTACATTTGCTAATTACTATCCTGGTTCAATTGCTGCATCTGACATAACTGCATTTGTAGTAGATGATCCAGACACAGTTTTTTTAGTAGATGCTGACGCTGCGTTTACAAGAGCAGACTTGTTTAGAAATTACTCACTTACAAACGTAACAGGTAATACATTAACAGGTATCTCTAAAAAACAACTCGATGTATCTGTATCAGGAACCGCAACAACATTTGCTGTACAAGCAATCGATATTGCACAAGATCCTAATAATGAAGATACAGCTAGCTCTAACGCTAATGTTATAGTTAGAATTAACAACCACTTCTATAAGAGTGGTACAACTGGTCTATAAAGGAGTACTTATATGGCTATCTCAAGGCAACAGTTAACAAAAGAGCTAGAGCCAGGATTGAACGCTTTGTTCGGACTTGAGTACTCTAGATATGAAAATGAGCATGCTGAAATTTTCCCAACAGAAACTTCTGATCGAGCTTTCGAAGAAGAAGTAATGTTGTCAGGTTTCTCAGGTGCACCGGTTAAACAAGAAGGCGCTGCAGTCGTATTTGACCAAGCGAACGAAGTTTATACTTCAAGGTACACACATGAAACTATAGCACTTGCTTTTGCAATTACAGAAGAAGCAATTGAAGACAACCTGTATGACAGGTTAGCTGCTCGTTACACAAGAGCTTTAGCAAGATCAATGGCTAACACTAAACAAGTGAAAGCTGCCTCTGTTCTTAATAATGCTCAAAAATCATCAGGATTTAATGGAGGAGACGGAGTTCCACTAATTAGTGCCTCTCACCCATTAGCTAACGGTGGAACGTTTTCTAACAGACTTACCACTGCAGCTGATCTTAATGAAACATCTCTTGAACAATCATTAATTGATATTCAAGGATTTGTTGATGAAAGAGGTTTAAGAATTGCTGTGCAAGGAATCAAAATGATAATTCCAAAAGAATTACAATTCACTGCAGAGAGAATTTTAAAATCTCCATTAAGAGTTGGTACTGCTGATAACGATATCAACGCTATTGGAAACATGGGAATGTTACCTCAAGGATATAGAGTGAATCACTTCTTAACAGATACAGATTCATATTTTATCTTGACCGATGTTCCTAATGGTTTCAAACACTTCGAAAGAGCAGCTCTTAGAACTGCTTTAGAAGGTGATTTTGATACTGGAAACGTAAGATTTAAAGCTAGAGAAAGATATAGCTTTGGTTTCTCAGATCCAAGATGTGTTTTTGGAAATGGTAACCTACCTACTTCATAATTAGTTAGGTTTGACAATCAAAGAAGGGGCTAGTCTTTACACTAGCCCCTTTTTATTTTATATTCTAAGCACTATACTTAACCCTCAATCTAGACGCGTATAGTCGACGGCCTAGAGACTAGATTGGATAACTAGGAGAATATAACTATGGCTAAGACAACTTTTTCAGGACCAGTTCTATCACAAAGTGGAGTTGGGTTTCTTGGATCAATCATACCTGGATTAACAGGTTTAACAGCATCAACAGTTGCAACAGCAGCAACTTTAACTTATGTAACAAACACAATAACAGTAAATAATTTTACTGGAGCTGCAGCACAAGTAGTAACACTTCCAGCTGCTAGAGCAGGAGAAGTTGTAGTGCATGCTCAATCTGTTGACACTACTGGTGGAACTAACACATTAATTTTTGATTGTGCAGGATCGGATGTTCTTGCAACAGGATCAATTATTGAGAGCAGATCGGCAAACGTTCTTACTTTAGATACATCAACTGCAGGCGAAACTAGATTAGTTTATACACCAGCTAACGCTGCTACAAATTTATTTAGTCAAGGATCATACATTTATTTTTCTTGTGCAACAGCCGGCACTTGGACAGTGAGTTATTCGTTTAAATCAAATCCAGAAAGCACAGGTTTAACAGGAACTTTTGCTTTCGCAGCTTAATTAATTTTTAAGGAGCTCGAAAGGGCTCCTTAACTCAAGGAGATAAAATGGGTTATAAAAGTGATATACAAGCTACGCGATCAACAGCCGTTCCTGGAGCTACTGCAATTGTAGCACCGGCTGTAAGATTAAGAGCTATTTCTGTAGCTTCAGATGGAGGAGGAGCGGGTCTGCTAGAACTTACAACTACATCAAATTCAGGAACAACTTTACTTATTGTGGATGTTCCAAGTGGTGATGTGTTTACATTAAATTTACCTGAAGATGGCATTCCATTTCCTAATGGTATTTTTTGTAAAACTAAAAATAACATTACTGCATATACATTATTTACAGACAAGTATAATGCACCTGGAATAGGTGAGTAATGCAAGATTATGTAGCTGAACTTTTAGGATTTAAAAAAGGAGGTATGCCTCCTAAAAATAAAAAATATTTTAGGTCTA